TGGCCTGGGGGCCGGGCGCACCGCCGGCTTTAGTTGTTATCTGTTCTTTATGTACTTGGGTGTCGTGGGTGACACCCCTTTTTGTCATAAATGACACCTCTGAGGTGTCATGGGTGACACCAACAAGTGTCATGGGTGACACCCATGTGGATAAGATTCGGTACCTGTTTGTGCCCTTGAACCCATCACGTTTTTGCACCCGAATCTGCCCGGTCTTTTCCAATTCGCGCAGGATTCTCTGCACTTGTCGTCGCTTCAATCCGACGTAGGCGGCAATGGTGTCGATTGAGGGCCATGCTGTGCCGGACTTGGTTTCGTTGGTGTGGTCGGCGATGACGATGAGCACCAGTTTGTGTGCTGGTGATTGTTGTGTGGATCGTATGACCTGTTTGACAAGTTTGAAACTCACAATGTGATTCCTTGCAGTAGTCGGGTAATTGCGAGTGTGGCTTGTTGTGGTACGACACCGTTGCCACAGGCTTTGAGTTGTTCGTTTCGCGTGATGTTACAGTCGGTTATCCATCCAGCTGGTAGGCCCATCATCCATTCGGCGAATTGTGGGTTTAGTCGTGCTTGTCCGTCTCGACCGTCTGGGATGGTGGGTGGTGGCGCTGGGTTGCCTGTGATGGTTTCCCATTGGTTGATTGCTGGCGCAAACTTGCCCCATGTTCCGTCTAGTTCGTTTACTGCCCTCGCTACCGTGTCGGTTTGCAATTCGCCGTTTCGAATGCGTTTTGCAGAACCGTTTTTGTAATCTCGCGCGGCAGTTGTCGGAAGCAAATAGGTTTCGGATGCCAATGTTGTTCGCCTAGTTTGGTTGTGCCCTGTGTTTTTGGAATCGTCAACCTGTGGCGTTGGTAGCAGGTCGTTGACTACGGTTTCGCGCAAATTGCCAGATGATGCTCTAGGTTTGCCGTTCGGGTCCCCACGCTTTAGTTGGCGTTCTCTGGCCTCACCTGTGCGTGCTGGGAGCATGTCCATCGTGTTCGGAGTAGGTAACAAATCGGGTCGGTTGACTATTTGCGCTAATGACACAGAATGCATTGATCCGTCAGATTGCTGACTTGATGCAAGGTTGTCTGTAAACGTATAGCTGACTGTTGGTGTTGGCAATTTGGGGTGGATGTGTCCACCCAATGCCAACATTTGCCATCCAAGTTTCAGCGTGTTTCCACCTGCTTTGGCATCGTCCGGGTGTATTGCCCCACCTTCGGCTTCACTTGCCACAGGGGTACGCAATAATGAAAACTCGCTCTCGACGGTGCGGTGCGCCAGCTGCGGAAGCGGAAACAGTTTCCCACCGCGCATCATACCCGAGGTCGGAAAGGTCTCCGAGAACAGCCCCCAATGCTCGCAAAGGATGTTCTCCATCGGAATCTCCCATACACCACGGGCAGGGTTCCACATTGCTGTTGGCTGTTGCGCTGAGTAGTCCACGGACATTTTCTATTACCACCATTCTGGGTTTGAGTATTGAGATTGCTAGGGCAAATTCTGACCATAATCCTGATCGTGTGCCGTCTTTTATTCCGGCTCGTTTTCCTGCTAGTGATACGTCTTGGCATGGGAATCCGCCACAGAGTACGTCTATTGGTTCGACTGTTTCCCAGTCGACTTTGGTTACGTCACCGAAGTTTGGGATGCCTGGGAATCGTGTTTCGAGGATGGTGGATGGTGCTTTGTCGAATTCGCAATGCCACACCACTTCACCACCTATGGCGTTTATGATGCCTAGTTCAAGGCCACCGTATCCGCTGAATAGAGATCCTATTTTCATGTGGACTCCAAATGGAATCCCCCGAACCTGCTAGCACAGGTCGGGGGAAGTTTTAGGGGAATCGTGCTAGCGATTGTCAGTCAGCATAGTCTTCAAATTTGCAAACTGATACCCACGCGCCGAAATCGATGTTGGCGGCGTGTTTGACGACACCGAGTGAGTACACTTGGTGGTCGCCGTCGGAGAATGCTCCGGCACGTTGCATGCCGTCGAGGATGGACTTTGCCAGGTTGTCCACGTCTTGTTTGGCGTGACGATCGGTGTAGACGTTGATTGTTACCCGGAGTCGACCGTTTAGGGCCAGCATGCCGTATTTGTTGTTCCACGCAGCTGCGACTAATTTCTCGTAGTCGACGGTTGTTTTGGGTGTGTAGACACCGCCTGTGCGTGTCATGCGTGGTCGTCCTTTGGGCACTGGCCGTCCGGGAACCTCGAAGCGGAGTAACTTATCCATTGAGCGCTTTTTTGCGAGCTGTGAACTCGGCGATTAGTTTGGTTGAGTCGCCTGAATCGACGGCCCGAGACCACAAATTGTTTAGTTCGTCGAGGTTTGCGGCGTTTTGTACGTCGATTGCGGTGATTTGCGCCTCGGGTGCAGCTCCTCGTTGTGCTTTTGCCATTTCGGTGCGTGATGCCCGGTTCTTTGATGTGGTGAAGTTTGCTGTGGCCAACGCTCGACCGATTGCGCTGGTCTCGGCGTTTTCGTATGCGCTGGTCATGTTTGCTCCGGCACCGCCGTCAATCTCGAATGCGAGGCCTGTGCCTCGTGGTCGCACCTCGTCGAATGTGAAATACACTTCGGCGTATACGCGCCATTGTTTGCGCTCACGGTCGGCATCGGTGGTTAGATCGCGTGTGACGATTGCGCCGTCGGGGTATTTTTTCCAGAATGCTTCGATGCGTTCTTGGACTGTGGCGTAATCTGCCAGGTTAAAGCGAGCCATTCTGCATCTCCTTGTAGTTGTTGAAATCGGTGATGAATCGTTGAGCAACGTCGATTAGTTCCGCGATCATGGTTTCGTCGCGTTCCATGATGATGTGCTTTGGTTCCATCCAGGCTGGCACAAATTCGCCTGACTCGGATGTGGCGCGAAGCAACCAGGCGAACACACACTTTTGTGCCCCGGTAACGTGCAACTGCCACTGCACCTGTCGACGGTACTGAATGGGGATTGTGCTGCCGTCCCAGTCTTTGCCAGTCGTCTTGACTTCGGCGATAATCGACCAATCATCGTTCAGGCCGTCAGGTGTTGCCAGGTGCCAACGGTAGTCGCCGTCGCCCCGGATTAGCCAGTCGTTCGGTTTGATGCCGTATTCGCGTGGCAGACCGTTGACGATCCATTCCTCGTAGTCGCGCCCAAACTTCATATAAGCGTTATCCTCGACGATGTTGTCCTCTGGGAATAGGGCGTTTTGTAATTCGGCATCGTATCCGGCAGGGCCTGAAGCGGCTTTGGCAACGGTCGTAGCCGACACACCGTATTGGCGCGCCTTGTACCATTCATCGGTCTGTGACCGGGCGACCATTCTCTCTTTTTGCATTGAGCACCTTTTCTCCGTATTTGAGCATACGTTCAGTAAAGGTTCTCATAGACCTACGACGTTCTATTCGTAGCCGTGTCTTGTCGTGTCCGGACATGGCTTGTTTTAGCTCGGCGAAGTGTGCAGCTCGCGCTTTGTCGTTGGCGGCGGTTTGTTCGGCTTGGATTTGGCGCAGCTCGTTACGGACGATGTCGACGTGTGGCCAGCGTTCAGTCTGTGGATCCATACCAGACCAATGCCAAACCGATTGTGCCGGGCAACAATGCCCAGCCAGCCGATATTAGGCAGCCGATAAGTGCGATTATGGTCATGGTGCGACCAAGGTTGAATGCTTGCTGTTTAGGCATGATGCTCCTCTGCTAGTAGGTGGTGACACTGTAGCACATAAACAGGGGCAGTCGCCCCCTAGAACGACTGCCCCACCCGGTAGGGAGAAAGGTTAGAACCTATCCGGGGATAATCTCGTGTGTCGGTGTCATGGTCTCGACGGTCAACGCGGCGGCCTTTTCTGCTCGGGCCTCACGCTTCTCTTTGCGGAACACTTTTTCAGGATCAACAAATTTGCCTTTTTGCTGGATGGCAAAGTGCAGGTGTGGGCCTGTGGTTTGTGTGCCACTGTTTCCGGTCAAACCGATAACCTGACCTTGCTTGACACGCTGCAACGCGCGAACCTTGACAACCGACAGGTGGAAGTAAATGGTGCGCGAACCGTCGCGGTGGCGGATGGTGATGTTTCGCCCGGCACCACTGTTCGGGTTGTTCGAGGCCGACACCACAATGCCACGTTCACACGCATAAATTGTTTCGCCGACCGGGGTGACATAGTCGACACCTGGTGTTGCGGAACCGCGTTTCAGGTGAGCTGCGAAGTTGTCGCTGATTCGTTTTGTTTTGACTGGTCGTTGTAAATCAACGTCAACCATGTTTAGCCTACTTTCGTGAGTATGAGGGATGTGATTATGGCCACAACACTGCCAATGCCAGCGAATGACCAAACTTTCATTTCGAGGTTGCGGATGCGTTTTTCGTGGTCGTCGAGTTGTTTGGGGTGGTCACCGAGACGAATCTCCAGCTCGACGAGCTTTTCATAGATCCGTTCGAGTGTGACGACCACCCCATCGCTCACTTTTTGCCGTCTTTCGCGCGGGCCGTTTCGATAGCCGAGTTGATGGTGGCATCAAAGTCACCGTCGTCTACAGTGCCTTTGCCGGCGTAGATGAACGCCAGGGCACCGAATATGCCTAGTACGCCTGTGAGGGCTCCCATGAGGGCGCTCTGGGCTACTGTGAGGCCGATTGCGGAACCTGCGCCGAGTCCGGCGATTGCTGCGCCGAATGCGAATGATGCGATGCGGAGTATGCGTTTGATTAGTTCATTCATTTTTATACTTTCTGTAGGTAGTAGTCGATCATGTATCGGCTGGGGTCGATGTTGCCGTCAATTCCGACGATTTTATGTGCAGTTGTATTTCCTTTGTAAACCACATATATCTTTTGACCGACAACCAATTTGGGTACGTCCGACAAATTTTCTTGGGCATTCCAACGTATTCTTGTGACTCGCAAACTTGTGTTGGCATAATAGGCGAGCAGGGTTAGTCCAACGCTGTCTACGTTGTTTAGCAGTTTGTAAGACGGTGATGCGCCAACTCCACCAGTCCACGCATAAGCGTTTGTGGCATCCCATGGCGTATCGCCGTCAAAATATGCATCGGTTGTTTTGGAGAACATAAATGCGTCGGCCCATAGACGGTCGCCAATTGTGATGTTGCCGCCACCTGATCGTTCAAACAGCATTTCGATTGTGGCCCGAACTGCGTTTGCTGGCGCAGCTGCGTTTCCGCTGACCAAATACCAAGTGTTTGCGGTGGTCAATGTTGTAAACGATGTGGATGTTGTTGATAGCAATGTTTCGGCATCGTCGTACCAGCGCACGTCAAATTTGGCTCGCATGTCTGTTCGGGATGTTGTTCCGCGAGCTGCGTAGCCTTTGAAGTAATAGGTTGACCCGGCGACGACTGGGATGCCGTCGGCTTCTCCACCGCTAAACAGAATACGAGCTGTTGCTGATGCGACTGTTTGGCGTGATCGCATGGCCCACAAACCGTTGTAAGCGGCGAACGGGTTTGCATCCTGTGATGGTTTGCGACGGCGCACAACGCAGTTGCTGTTGTTTCGTGTGTAACCGTCGTCTGAATATTCCATTGATGGGTTGACAATGATGTTGAATGAGCCGGACGACGACACTGGCATTGCGACATTTGTATCGACTACGGTCTGGCGTATTCCATAGGTCGTTATTGAAGTTGTGTCTAAAAGTTCTTGGACACCGTCGATTGCCAAACCAACTACATTTTGATTGTTTATAACCATGTAGTTTTCCTCGTTGAACCCACCAATTTTTGTGACTTCGACATCTGGCACATCAAAACGAACACGATTATTGACAACGATTGTGTTAGCGACATTTGACGTTGAATTGAGCAAATCAATTTCGGTGTAATGTAACTGGCCTGCGGTTCCTACCGCATCAGTAAATGTTATTTCGTTACCAGAAACGCTTTGCGGATCAAATGAAACCAAAGATGTTCGGCCAGTAGTTACGTTCGTGGGCAAAGCATGATTTCCACGCCAGGTTACATTTATGCTTGTAGCAATCAAATCAAGATGTTGCGCAAAACTCCCAACAAAATCAGTGTCCCCAAGGCTAGTTACAACCGTGAAACCACTTGGGAGAATAATCTTGGTGTTGAAAGACGGATCGACAATTTTGTTCAACGCGGATACACGATCACGCGCCGGATAAATTGAGTCAGTTTCGTCTACACCAGTAATCCAGTTAGCACCACCAGCTCCTACTGCTTGGAATTGTGAAATGTAGCCAACCCAGTCGAGACAGTTGATCGTCGTCAGAGTCACTGGTGTTGTTAGTGAAACTGATTGGTCAAAAACTACTCGTTGCGAAACGTCCTGCACATAACCAGTGAATGCGTAGCCAGCAAAATCGGTGAATGAAATGCGAACTAAGCTGCCGACGACCGGAACGGTTGACAAGTTTTTGAATGTGGCGTTTAGTGTTCCCGGGTCAACTTGTGATGCTCCAGGTGTGCCAATACGTCCACCCTCGGAGTAATTGATACCAGCGACTAAGTCGGCGGTGCGATCAATCCACACGAACGGTGTGGCCCACGGTGAAGTCTCAATCTTGACCAGACCGTACAAGAACTTTTCGCGGATTGGCATTATCGGCCACCGTTTGCCCGGTTGTAATCAGCCAGCACACGTGCGACCTCACGTCCGGCACTGACGGAGTCGATAGGTGCGTTGAAGTTGATAATCGGTGCACTTGCGCGGTCGCGGCTTGTGCCGCCAAACGGTTCAGTGCCACGGCCCGACTGGTCGCCCCGAGCGTTGTTTTGAATGCCCAGAATGTCGTTGCGGAAGTTGCGCAGCGCGTTCACCCAGTCGAAATTGAACTTGGTGATTGAGTCAAGCAAGCCTTTTACATCGCGGAGAAAGTTTGCCATTTCTCGGATGCCACCTGCCGCCGCGATAAAACCGTCGGCGATTGCTTTGACATCCTGACGGCCCTTGGGCGTTGCAAGCCACTTTGACACTTCTGTGTTGACCTTTTCAAGCGATGGCAACATGGCCTCACCAATAGAGTCACCGATTTGCTCGAACTGCCCGACAAGTTTTTCGAACGGTGTGGCGGATTCCTCTGCCAAACCGAGCACACGATCCTCGATGGATTGAAGCACCAAGTCTTGAGCTTCGAGCAGTTTGCCGGACTCTTGCAAACGCGCAATCTTGCGTTTCTCTGCATCGGTGAACGTGATACCTGCTCGGGTGAGGGCGTTCATGTTTTTGATGGGATCCTGCAACACTCGACCAAGTTTGATGGCGTTAGTCTCCATCGTGCCGAATCCACCAGCTGCGAGGTCAATCGCGGCCTGTGTTGTCCGGTCGAACGTGCCACCCATTTCATCCGCAGTTTCACGCAACGTCTTGAACACCAACAGTTTGCGCTGTACGGCCTTGACCTGTTCATCGTCAATACCAGTCGCACGATTTACCTGGTCGGCATAACGCGCCATACGTTTGATTGTCTGGTCAGTTGCAACCGAAATTCCCTGCATGTTCTCGAGCATGAATTTGAGCTGGATGTCGGCTTTGCGTGATTCGGCACCCATGTTTGCCAGAACTGGAATGTAACGCAACGCTGCAAGAGTCAAACCGATGAACGCGGTGCGAGCAAGATTAAAACCCTTGGAAGCGAACTGACTAAACGACGTTGTCTGCTGGGCGGCCTTTTTCAGACCAGCACCGTACTTGCTGGCGTTCATGGCCAGAGTCACGATCATGTTTGGTACAGCCATTACTTGCCTCCGTTCATAAATTTGAATATGGCGTTACGTTCACGCAACGTCAGGTTGTTTGCTTCTGCGACCGAGAGACCTGCACCCACTACTAACGCGGCGAGGTGTTGCGCCCGGTCATTCTTTATTTTTTTGTTTCGTCATCCCCAAACAACTGTGCAAAATCGTTTGGGGTAAGTTTCTCTGCCTCGGCAATGATGAAGTCAGGGTTGGTGCGACGTTTGATAATCCACGCCAACGCGATGCGCAGTTTGATAACACCAATGCGCTCCTCACCAATGTCTGAAAACGGCAGTTGCGCGTAGTCCTCAATTTCGGCGATTTCGCCTAGGGTAATGTCCTCAAAGTCCATTTGTTTCAAAGCCTTTCTGCTTTATGTAGTTGGTCAATCTGAAGTTTAGCAAAGTGACCATGTATGACTTCTTTTTCTCACGTGCTTTGACCATAAATGCGTCTGCCCGGCCTCGCACGTTTGTGCGCCAGGTACGGTCGCCAGCCACTGATTGTTTGCCAGCGACGTGGAACAGAGAACGCCTGTGGTGACTTGCTGGCCCCCGGTCGTGTTTCGGACTCGAGCGGAACCTGCGGTGATAAGTCCACCAAACACCATGCGACGATCTACACCGCCACCTCGCGTTTTGACAGGTGCAGTTTTTGATGCCCAACCGCGAATCGACGAAGCCAATTTGCCCGAGTTGACTGGGGCCGTGTTGACTGCCTCGCGAGCTGCGACCATAGCCGCCTCTTTCATCCACTTCTCAAACAGGTTGCGGTCGCCACCCATTTCCAGAAACTTCTGTCGAGTCTCGTTTAGGCCCTGAACGACAGTACGGCCACCAGCTTTCTGGACAAGATAAATACCTTGCCCACGTCCACCAATGACCGTATCTGCCATTAGAGACTAGGCGCGTGTCCAGGTACCAGTCGTGACCTGTGTGAGCAGTTGTCCGGTTTCGTCGACAATGTCGAAACGAACCGTCTCGGATCCGAACGTGCCGTCGACCGATGCTGCGCCACCAAGTCCGGGAGCCAGGATGCGTGGGAGGCGCATGTACCCGGTGAAACCAGGCTGGGTCGAGGTGATGGCAGTGTTGCCAAACGGTGCGTAACGGAACTGCAGTTCCTTGCCAGGGTTGCTGTACAGGTACTGCCACAGTGACGTTGATTCGAGCGACTGGATGAGTTCAGCCTCTGCGTACTTGTCGACACCGCCGCCGACCGATGCATCATAGAACGTGACCTGGTCGTTGGATGCATCCTCGGACTTGATCATGAACGAAATGCAATCGAAGCTGTAATCTTTCCAAGTCGGCGAAGCAATCGTGCCAGTGTTGAGCTGGAACAGCAGGCCGTTGGCTTTGATGCGTGTTGATGAGGTTGTGGGAAGTGCCACGATATCTCCTTAGAGTCGGGTGTTTTGATAAACGGTAAGTGTTGCGGATAGAAATTCGGCGTTTTGGACTGACAGCAGTGACGGTGCAGACACAGAACCCACGTAGAAGCCTGTAGCGCCCGATACAGCCGTTAGAACCGCATCGATGGCATCATCCATGGCTGACGAAACAACCGCGTTAGCGGCGGTCTGAACAATCACGGTGACATCGAATCCGAGACGGTATTCGCCGAATACTTGTCCGGCCGTAACCCAGTCACCAGCTGGTTGCAAAACTGCCAGGGGTGGGGTGACACGTTCGGGCACATATTCGGATGTGCGAATGCCAGCCGTTGTTAGAACGGCTAGTAGCGCATCACGACCTTGCGAGATCATGCGATACCTTGACCGACCCAGGGGGTCAGAATCGGGTAGGCCGCAATCATTGGGTCTCGGGCTACTCGCACCGCCGAACCGCCGTCAAGTGTCGCAACTTGTGCGATACCATTCGGGGCGGAACGGCGGTGGAATAGTTCCGATCCACATTCAATCTTTGCCCGGAGCAAAATGGCCGCCGGTACAGTTGCGGTTCCAACAAACTTGGTGACAAGAGCCGAAGCTTCATCCCGGCGGTCATGGTTTTATCCTTGGGTTAGATTAGGCGCGAACGATACCGACGATTGCTGCCGGGATTTCGTCTGCGACACACGTGAACACACCGAGCGAGTAGGCCGACGACATGTTGATGGCGTTGGTCGACTCGAGGCGCAAGCTTGCCGAGGTGTACTGACGGAGAGCCGCCGAGTTCACGAACGCACACTGCGACTTGTTGACGTTGAGCTGCGTGACAGCGACAACGCGGATGCCGGCGAACTGTCCACCCAAACCGCTGGGCGAAATGGTTCCAACGTTGTTGACTCCAGAACCGTCAACCAGGAGAACTGGGCGACCGTCTGAACCCTGCAGGGCCATGAGTTCCTTGAACGTGGCCGTGTCAACGACGAGCGTTTCGATGGGGAGACCGATGGTTGCAAACTTCGCAGCTGCATCAGTGATTGCAGCAAGCCACGAGTTGTAGGTCGACGACGTTGCAACGGTGACCTTGTTGTTGGCCGTGATTTGTGCAGCAACGGTGGTCTGGTACTGGGCGATGAGTTCGGCGTTGAGCTTGTTACCGAGCGCAATGGCCTGACCGCGAAGCGACGTGTTGAGGTAGTCGATGGTGCTGCGCAGAATTGCCTGGATCGACATTTCAACGTAGTTTCCGATGGTCTTGAGTGCGACCGACTTCGTCTCAAGCTGGACTTCGTAGTAGCCGAGGTCGTCGCCCTGTGCAGCCTGAACAGCAGTGCCGTCAACGATGGTCTTGAGCTGTGCGAACACAATCTGCATGCCCTCTGCAGGGGTCGTTCCGGTCGAGAACACCTGGCGCAGAGGCGCAGCGTTTTCGATGATGCTGACAAGGTCGCGGTCGAACGGGGTAACAATGCTGTCACCTGTGTTCGCTCCGGTGTAGGCGCGAACTGCCGCGTCGTCACCCTTTGCGATTGCTTGCATGAATTCACCAGCAGAACGCTGGTCAACGACCGGTGCGCTCTCGTGTGAACGGAGGACAACCAGCTCGCGCTGCATGACCTCTACTGCTTCTCGAACCTCGGCGAGTTCGGAAGAGTCGGGAGTGGTTTCTTCAGGATCCACGATTTCTCCTTTGTTTTCAGCCGAGGCCGGGATTTCCGACTCGGTTGTTTCCTCGGCGTTACGAACGCCAAGAACGTCTGCCGTCTCATACCACGGCATTGGGGTCAGTGAGACCTCTTTGACGATGGCCCGGGTGACAACGCGCACGTTGCCGTCCTGTCGGGCCTCGTCCATGATGAAACCGACCGAGAACTTGTCAACAACACCCTGTTGGGCCAGTGCGTAAGCTTCGTCGGCAGATTGGGTACCTTTGGCAAACCGGGCACGGATCATGTAACCGTCCTCGGTGTGCTCGCCGCGTTCGATAACGCCGATAACGTCTTTGTGGTTCCAGTAGAGCTTTGCATCGCGGTGAAGTTCGACTGCGTTGCGCGCAAACTTCTCACCGTGTGCTTCGGTCTCATACGGAACGGCCATGCCGACAACGGTTCGTTCGTCGGCGTTCTCAATGCGAAACTGAATCTCGCGTGTCTCAACTGACTGCACTGAAATCTCCTTCAAGTGTTGGTAAGTCCTCGATTGCTCGTACTTCGTCAATCGTCATCCAGCCGGCGGCGATTGCAATTTGGTGTGCTTGGTATCGGGTCAACGTGTCGGTGCGGAGCAACGAGTCGACGTTGAGCTTGACCATCGTGCCTCGGCTCGACACGTGCGAGAGTGCCGACTCGATTTCGACGATGTACTGCGACAACGTGTAACGAACAAAAGCCATTTGCTCTTGCTCCATGTTCGTGTACGTCATCGAGTTGCCGTCGACCGAAGCGAGAAGCATGTTTGCTGGGATGCCAAACAACCTGGCAATCTGTTGCACATTCCACGATTGCGTTTCGATAAACATGGCATCTTTGGGATTGAGGAACGTGCTCTGCCACGACAATCCGTTACCCAACACGGCCGTGCCAGACTTTGCACCAGCAGTCGCGTTCCAGGCATCCTTAGCAGCTTTCGCCTGATC